GGAACAGCAAAGGAATGCGTAATATTTTATGACTATCTGAAGCTAATGGATTCTGCTGGAATGTCTCAGGATATGAAGGAATACCAAGTACTTGGCTTTATGATGACCAGTTTACATAATTTTGCCGTCAGGTATAAAGTGCCTATCGTGGCATTTATTCAGTTGAACAGGGATGGTATCACAAAAGAATCAACAGACACAGCTTCTGGTTCAGACAGAATCATCTGGTTGTGTAGTAACTTCACTATCTTCAAAAGAAAATCTGATGAAGAAATTGCAGAGGATGGCCCAAATAGTGGAAACAGGAAACTAGTTCCATTAATCAGTAGACACGGAGGAGGATTAGATGACAATGACTATATAAATTGTCACATGAAGGGATGGTGTGCTAAGATCACAGAAGGTAAAACAAAATTGGAAATTAATAACTCAACAAGCAAAACTAAAGATGGCTTTATTGTAGATACAGAAAATGAAAACACCAATGAAATCCCGTTCGTATGATCAAAATAAACTCAAGGTTGTTTGTGATCAAGTTTGTGACAATATCGAAGACCTCCTTGATGCACTAGACATTGAAGAGTTTAAGATGTCAAACAAAATGATAACCATGTCATGTCCTATTCACGGAGGAGATAATCCATCCGCTGTTAATATTTATCATACTGGAGACTATTATCGAGGTAATTGGAGGTGTCGTACACATAACTGTGACAGCACTTTTAAAAGTTCTATTATAGGATTTGTCAGAGGAGTATTATCAAAAACTAAATATAGATGGAACAGAGAGGGCGATGAAACAGCCTCTTTTCAAGAAGCAGTAGATTTCTGCCTATCCTTGCTAAATAAAAATATCAAAGATATCAAGATATCAAGAGCTGATGCAGAAAAGAATACATTTGCTAGAATTGTAGAAAACGTAAAGCAAACTCAAAATACTAACCCTTTATCTAAGATTACAAAAGCTCAGGTAAGAGAGTCTCTACAGATACCATCTGAGTATTACTTGGAAAGAGGATATACTAAAGAAATACTTAACAAGTATGACGTAGGTTTATGCGACAATCCAAACAAAGAAATGCACAACAGAATTGTTGTACCAATCTATTCGATAGACGGTAAAGTTATAGTTGGTTGTACTGGAAGAAGTGTCTTTAGTGCTTGCTTAAAATGCGGCCATTATCATACGTCAACCTCAGAATGTCCAGACAAAGAGGATGTTTGGAAATATTGTAAATGGAAGCATAATTATGGATTCAAGTCCCAAGAGCATCTTTACAACTTCTGGTTTGCTAAAGATCATGTTCAAAAAAGCAGAACCATTATATTAGTAGAAAGTCCTGGCAACGTATGGAGATTAGAGGAAGCAGGAATTCATAATAGCGTAGCTATCTTTGGATCTTCTTTGAGTGACAAACAAAAACTACTAATTGATTCTTCAGGGGCTATGAATATTATACTTCTGATGGATAATGACGACGCTGGTCAAAAAGCTATCAAGCAAATTACTGAAAAATGTAAAAAAATCTATAGAATATATTCTCCATCATTTGAAGGGCCAGATGTTGGAGAGTTGAGCATAGAAGACATTAGAAATACACTTGTTCCTAAAATATCGGAGATAAAATGATTTTAGCTTTTGCAGGAAGAAAACAATCAGGGAAAAGCACCTCTGCAGAATATGTTCAATCAGTTGTTAATTCTCGTAATTTGGGACTTAGTAATAAGATATATAGTTTTGCTGATCCTTTAAAACAAGATATTTGTATTAATATTTTAGGACTAACATATGAACAATGCTATGGTAGTGATGAACATAAGAATACATTAACTGACATTACTTGGAAAGATATGCCAGACTACAATGAATCTTTTGAAACATCAGGACACATGTCTGCTAGACAAATTATGGAACATGTTGGAACTAATATATTTCGTAAAATGAAAACCAACGTGTGGGTTGATGCAACCATAAATAAAATTAAAAAAGAAAATGTAGACCTGGCAATTATAGCTGATTGCAGATTTCCTAATGAAGTTGAATCAATTCAAAACGCTGGGGGTTATGTAATTAGGCTTGCTTTGGACCCTTTTGCTTCTGAGTCTAATAGTGAGAGAGCTTTGGATAAAGATGTATACGATTGGAACAAGTTTGATCTGGTTATTCAAAATATCGGAATGAATCTTGATGAAAAGAACAATATCATATTACAATTTCTATCAGACAAAGGAATATTCTCATTATAATAACATACTTTAGAAGCTCGTCTTATAATACGCATTCTATGTGCGAGCAACAGTATTTTTTTGAATACGTATTAGGATATAGGGGGCCAAGCAATCAAAAGGCAGACAAGGGAACTATAGTACACAAGGTTCTAGAAATACTAGCTATTATCAAACAAAGTCAACAGAATAATGTTACAACTTTTGAAGATGATATAGTGGGTATGGTTAATGTTGAAGCATACAATATAGACACCTTAACTGAACAAGTATATCAATACTATAGTAGTAGATTTTCCCATCATAAGTGGTCTATAAAAGATTTTACAGATTGTAGACTTTGGGTTGAAAAAGCCATAACGTATAACAATGGAATGTTTGATCCTAGAAATAGAAATATTTTATGTCCAGAACAACACTTTGATATAGTAATAGAGAAGGATTGGTCTAAATATAAGTATAAATTAGCGGAAGGTACTCTTGAGGGTAATTTGGCTATAAAAGGAACTATCGACCTAATAACCCAGGTTGGAGATAACACTATAGAAATTATTGACTGGAAAACTGGAAGAAGATTAAATTGGGCAACTGGTCAAGAAAAAACACAAGAGAAATTAGAAGAAGATCCTCAATTAAGAATATATCATTACGCTATTCAAAAACTATATCCTCACATAGACCATATTATGGTTACAATCTTCTTTATTAATGATGGCGGCGCTTTTAGCGTAATCTTTGATAAGTCAGATCTTCCTAAGACTGAATCTATGCTTAGAGATAAATTTGAAATTATCAAGAAAACACAAAAACCAAGACTGCATAAGAGTTGGATGTGTAGTAAACTTTGCCATTTTGGAAAAAGTACTTTTGAAAACTCTAGTGTCTTGCCGATACTGGAGTATAGAGACAACCAGCTATGTCAAAAAAATACCCATATGACCAAATGTGAACAAATTAAGCACGATATCGAGCTAAAAGGTATAAACAACGTGGTTGACGAATACACTGTTCCAGGGTATACTGTGGCTAAATACAAGGCACCAGGAAGCGTTGAATGAAAAATTATATTCCCCTACACGTCCACTCTCACTACAGTTTATTGGATGGATTAAGTAAACCGGCTCAAATTTCAAAAAGATGTCAAAAAATAGGAGTTGGATCTTGCGCCTTGACAGATCATGGAAATATTGCTGGAACAGTACAATTTCACAACACTCTTAAAAAGGATGGAATTAAACCCATCTTGGGTTGTGAACTTTATATTTGCGACAACGACCCCTCTGTTAAAAATAAAGAGGATGAGCTTCATCATTTTCTTGTGTTAGCCAAAAATCTAAAAGGATGGCAACAATTAGTTAAAATTATCTCAGAATCAAATAAAGAAGATTATTTCTACAGAAAGCCTAGACTAAGTATAGAAAAACTTTCTGAGTTTCTTGATGGTAATCTAATAGGATTCTGCGGACATCTTGGTTCGTATATAGCTAATCACATTACTGACTCAGATTCTGTTTCAAAAAACTGGCAAACAATCGGTGTTGAAAAAATAGGTATGCTTAAAAATGCTTTTGGAAAGGACAACTTCTTTTTAGAAGCACAGCTAATGGACCAGTCTTATAATAAGGCACAAGCTCCTCTAACAGACTGCATAAGACAGCTTGCTAAACTAACGGACACGAAAATTATCTGCACACCGGATGCGCACTATGCAGAAAAAGATGACGCTATAGATCAGAGAATATTGTTGTGTAATAACCTAAAGATGACATTCTCAGACATTAACAGAAAAATAGTTAATCATGAGTCTGTACCAATGTCTACCTTTTTTATATCTGACAATTACTATATTCTTTCTCCAGAAGAAATGTCCAAAATACACACAGAAGAAGAAATAGAGAATACTAATCTTATAGATAGTATGTGTGAGAATTATGATATTTCTCATAAGCCAATGCTTCCCCCGTTTGAATGTAAAGGAAATGATCCGGCCGAATTTCTTAGACAATTATGTAGAGATGGTTGGAGAGAAAAGATTAGTAATAATATCGATAAGTTACAACAAGACGATTATGCCGAAAGAATCAAATTTGAACTGTCTGTTTTACAAGGGGCTGGTCTGTCTAGCTATTTTTTAATAGTGTCCGATATCGTCAATTTTGTAAGAGATAAGGGGTGGCTACCGGGGCCAGGAAGAGGCTCGGCGGCTGGATGTTTGGTCTCTTATTTGATTGGTATTACTAGTATTGATCCTATTAAATATAGTCTAATCTTTGAAAGATTCTATAATGCTGGTAGAAACACAGATGGTAGAATTTCCATGCCAGATATTGACGTTGACGTACCAATTAATAAAAGAGAAGAAGTCATCAACTATATTAAGAATAGGTACGGGGTAGAAAATGTTTCTCAAATGGTAACTTTCAACACTCTTAAAGGTCGAGGGGCTCTTAAAGACGTTCTAAGAGTTTATGGAGATATTACTTTCGACGAAATGAATGAAATAACCAAAAGCATACCAGATGAAGCTAAGATTGCCGACGAACTTCAAGAAATGAAAGAAGAATTCGGAGAAGCTTCCATAATACAGTGGGCCTTAGAAAATAATGTTGACAAACTCAAGAATTGGTGTTATATTAATGACGATGGTCTTCTGTCTGGTCCTCTAGCAAAACGGTTTGAACAGGCGATCAGACTTGAAGGCACCAAGGTTAACCAGTCTAAACATGCGGCCGGAATTGTTATTACTGATCAAAAACTTGGGAACTTGTGTCCCATGGTTTATGACACAAAGAATAAACAACAAATAGCTGGCATGGAAATGCAAGACTTGGAAACTATGGGCATCATCAAGTTTGATATTTTAGGCGTAGCTATGTTAGATAAAGTAATGGCCGTTAGTACACTTTTGAAAAATGGAGGTAGTTATGAATAAGCTATTTTCTGAATTGAATGTTGGTCAAGAATTTAAAGTTCCTGGCTCAGACATAACTTATAGAAAAATAGATAATGTTAAGGTTAGTTGTTGTAAATCTCATAATGCAGAAGATGTTGCCAACGCGGTTGGTAGAACTTTTTTTGCTCCTGGCACCTCGGTAATTACAAATGGCTAATAATCAAAAAATTTGTGTTTTCGATTTAGAGACAGATGGTAAAGATCCTAATGTTTGCAGTCCAGTTCAGATAGCCGCTATTATGGTTGATCCAGTTAAGCTAGAGATTATTTCTGATTCAGAATTCAATATTAATCTCAAGCCAGCTGCTTTAGATCAAGATGCAAGTTATGCATACGAAGATTCTGATGTATTAGATTTCCATGCCAAGGTCCGAGGGTGTGCAAAAGACGACATCCTCGAATCTTGGAAATCTTATCCAAAGCAAGAAGCAGGATGGAAGATGTTTACGTCATATCTAGAGATGTACCATATTAGATCAGATAGAAAATCTTGCTTCACAGCACCAATTGCAGCAGGATATAACATCAATAGATTCGATCTTCCCATTATGCAAAAACTAAGTGTGAAGTATAAAAACGTAAATAAAGAAGGTAATTCTTCATTATTTTATCCGCGAGATGTTATTGACGTTATGAATCTAATTTTTTATTGGTTTGAAGCATCAAAAGACCTAAAGAGTTATTCTCTCGATAATCTTAGAGACTATTTAGGTATTTCTAAAGAGGGTGCTCATGATGCACTAAAAGACGTTAAAGACTCAGCAGAAATTATGATTAGATTTCTAAAGCTACACAGGAAACTTGGGGCAAAAGTAAAGTTTAAGGATTCATTCAATACCATATCATCTTAAAATGGAATATTATACATTTGATTGCGGTTGTAGATTTCCAGTAATTGGACAGTCTACTGGGGACATACCCAAAATAGATTTTTCTATTGATATGAGCAATATCAATTTGGACTGTTCTAGAACTTGGGAGATGCTTTCGTCTGGAAATACTAAGGGGTGTTTTCAGCTTGAGTCTCGTCTTGGACAAAGTATGGCTAAAAAGCTGAAGCCTTCTAATATAGAAGAACTTTCTGCTCTTATTAGTATCATGAGACCGGGATGCTTGGAAGCTATTAGAGATGGTAAAACCGTTAGTAATCACTTTATAGATAAGAAAAATGGTCAGGAGTCTATAGACTATTTTAATTCTGCTCTTGAACCCATACTTAAAACTACTTTTGGAGAGATGGTTTATCAAGAACAGGCTATGGAAATAGCTCAAAAAATTGCTGGTTTCGATTTACAGGAAGCTGATAAATTAAGAAAAGCTATTGGAAAGAAGAAGCCAGAAGAGATGGCTAAACTTAAAAAGATCTTCATAGAAGGTTGTAAAAAAGTTGCTCTTGTCTCAGAAAATGAAGCTGAACAAATTTTTAGTTGGATTGAAAAATCTCAGAGATACTCATTCAACAAATCACATGCCGTAAGTTATGCTATTAATGGATATCTTTCAGCATACAGTAAGTCACATTTTCCAAAGATATTTTTTGCAGCATATCTTAAGTATGCAAAAGATAAGATAGATCCACAGCAAGAAATTAAAGAATTGGTTAAAAATGCAACAGAGATGGATATTGATATCTGTGTTCCTGACTACAGATTATTAAATCAGTTTTTTGTTATCAAAAATAATAAGATCTATTTTGGTCTTACAGACATTAAGGGTGTTGGAGAATCTGTCTATAAAAAAATAGTAGAGATATCACAGCACCTAGATGTGCAAAATTTAAACTGGACAGAGATATTATTATATCTTTTGGTAAACATAAACTCAACAGCAGCCAAAGCATTGATTTGTTCTGGAGCGTTGAATTATCTATCAAAAGGCAGGACAGAGATGTTATTTGAATATGAAATAGTTAGTCAATTGACATCCAAAGAATTAGAATATTTAATCTCTCTAGGAATAAAAGATTTTAATGTATTGCAACTAGCTAATATTTTGCTTAAGAAACCTAGAATAACACAAAATCGCAGAAATGTTATACAATCATTATCTATGTCTCTTATAAAGCCTCCCTATTCGTTAGAAGATAAAATTGAGTGGATATGCGATAATGAGAGCAATTTATTAGGTATTAATTTAACTTACTCTAAGGTTGATTCTTATGATGTTAGTATGACCAATACTACGTGTAAAGAATTCAAGGATTCTCAGAGAAAAACTATTATTATTGCAGGAGAGATAGATAATGTTAATGTAATTAAGATTAAGAATGGTAAAAACAAGGGTAGTGAGATGGCGTTTGTTAGTATAGCTGATGGAACCGGTCACATAGACTCAGTAATATTTTTTACAGAGCAACTTGCCCTATATAGAAATCAATTATTTGAAGGAAATATTCTGATTTTCCAAGGTACTAAGTCGTTTAAAAAGAGTGATCTCGTCGTAGAGAAATGTTATATACCCATGACTTGACGCATTCTCGCCCTCGTCGTATAATACTGTAGTTCGTTGGTTTTGGTTTTTTAAATTTTAAGGAGATTTTGAAATGAATATTGTTATTGTTAGAGGTAATCTAGTTAGAGATCCAGAGCTAAGGTCAATTAGTACCGGAGGCAAGGATACTTCTGTGGTAAATTTTACAGTTGCTACCTCAAGAGAATACACTAAGGCAAATGGAACAAAGGATAAGATTACATCTTTTATTCCTTGTGAGGCATGGGATACTGGTGCTGAAATAATCGGAAAGTCTTTTAACAAGGGCGATCTAGTTTTAGTAGAAGGGTCTATTAGGAATGACTCTTGGGAGAAGGATGGTGTTAAGCATTCATCTTTGAAGATTCGCGTTAATAATTTTTCAAAGATCACCAAGCTTTCATCTAAGAAGACTGAAGCTACTGAAGAACCCGTAGCATTCTAAACAAAACTATATAAATGGAAGTGGGGTTGAAGAGGGGCTATGTTTATCATAGCCCTTTTTCATATCAAAAATATGCAAGATAAGAAACTTAAAATTTTAGTCTGTAATGAAGCAAGCTTTTTAAGTACCGGTTACGCAGTGTACGGTAAAGAACTTCTAGGTAGACTCAGTAAAAACCCACGGTTCCATGTTGCTGAATTAGCTTGTTATGGTTTTGTAAATGACACCAGAGACACAGAAACTTCCTGGAGATATTATGCTAACGCAGTAAGGAATAATGACCCCAGATTCAGCGAATATTCTCTAAATCAAGATAACCAATTTGGGAAATGGCGTTTTGAAAAAACTCTTTTAGATTTTCGACCAGATGTTGTCATTGATATTAGAGATTATTGGATGAATTCATATCAAGCATATTCTCCTATGAGACAATGCTATCACTGGATGATAATGCCAACTGTTGATTCATATCCTCAACAAGAACAATGGTTGGACACATACTCTGGTGCAGATTCTGTTTTTACATATTCTGATTGGGCTAGAGATGTTTTACAGTCTCAAACTTCTAGACAGATCAACTACATTGATACTGCTTCCCCAGGTATAGATACAACAAAATATAGGATATTAGAATCTAATCAAGTTAAATCTAGTCTAAAAATAGGTTCAGATAATATTATTATTGGTTCTGTAATGAGAAACCAGAAAAGAAAATTGATTCCAGAACTAATCAAATCAACAAGACTACTAATAGATAACTTAGAGTCTGAGTCGTCTGGATTAGCAAAAAAAGTTTTTTTATATCTTCATACTGGATATCCAGATTATTTAGGGTGGGATATTCCGTCAATACTAAAAGAAAATAGGATGTTGAACAGAACACTGTTTACCTATTTGTGTAAAAATTGTGGTAAAATATTCTCTGACGTATATTCTGGTTCTCATAGAAGTTGTGTTCATTGTAAAGGAGAAGCAGCATTTCCAACAGTTACAGATGGAGTTACTCAGGATCAGATGATATCGATCTTTAATACTTTTGATATCTATGTTCAGTATTCTATCTGCGAAGGGTTTGGAATGCCTCAAGTTGAAGCTGCTGCTTGTGGGGTGCCCATAGTAACTATTCCATATAGTGCAATGGAGGATATAGTTAATAAAATAGAAGCATATCCAGTAAATATAGCTACTTTGTTTAAGGAATTAGAAACGCAAGCATATAGAGCTTATCCAGATAATAATAGTTTAGTCGAAATATTAAGTAAGTTCATTAGGATTCCATATCCTATGAGATTTCAAAAAAGAATAAAGACAAGAAATTTATGTATTGAGCATTTTAATTGGGACAACATTTTTAAAAAATGGGAAAATAGACTAGAGCACATCTTAGAAGAAAAAAAGAAAAGCCCATTAGACAAATATGATGTGTTTAAGAAAAAGCCTTTGAAACCACTCTTGAATTTACAAGACGTGATAAGCTCTCCCGGTTCTGATCTTACAAAACTATCACAAATATGTTCAGAATATCTAAATAATACATATAGCATTGACTCATATTTCATACTGAATATTTTACAAAAACTCAAAAATGGTTTTCAAATGGAAAATCAAAAAATAACACCATATGATTGGAAAAATGCTGTAGATTACTTCAATACCATTATAGGAAATAATAATACTGTAATAAGTTTTTTAAATAGAAACGAAACTATAACTGAAGACTTTATAGAATATGCAAAATTAAAAGATCCTAAACATGAATAATAACTTAGTACTGATACAACAATACGACTCTCCTTTGCATGAGAAAGTCGAAGAACTAATCCCAAGTAAGCCAACACTAATTCAGTTTAATGAATTTTATAGTGTCTATACTTCTAGGTATTTTGATAAAAATATATCCATTCCCAGAGTGCCCAACGTTGCTAAACTAGATATTCCTATGGGATATAACCTAGTCTCTCATATTTGTGTAACTAATGATTTTCATAAAAAAATATTGACTCAATACAATGTACCTGTTCAAAAAATTAACCTCACACTTACTCCACATAATAATGCTATAAAAATTAACCATATTCTTAATAGCTACTATAAGTTTGGAGCTATTTTAAATGCAGACGAAGATCTTTCTGTTATACAAGACACTATTTGTATATTTTACGAGGCTACAAAACACATAGAGAACACTATTTTATTCTTATCTATAGAATCAGAAAAAAAAGATGAGATAATAAATATGATAGATAGGCTACAAAAAAATATCGGAATACTACCATCTCGTAGTAAGATTATTTTTACTATTACTGGAAAAATAGATAATAATCATAGAATGTCAGTTATTAATACTGTTGATTGCTTGTTGCAAATTAATTCTATTTATATTTCTGATTTAGAATACTATTATTGTCTATTAAAAAATAAAAGAATTATTGGACAACATAATCTAGATGACTCATACAACATAGAATTAATATCTTCTTCTTATCGTATGACCCAGAATAGTAAATTAAAAAATTTTTCTCCTCAGTTTGATCACCACGAATTATACAATAAATTTCAACAAACCAAAACAACTGAGAATATTTACGGTATTATTCCCAATAAAAATACGGGTATTGAAAAGTTAATATGAATCATATCTATAACAGAATATATAATAATCGTAATTCTCTGATCCACTATATTAGCAGTAATTCTTCATTTGATCTACTCATAGAAAAAATTATGGGAGATCAGATAATACAATTCAATAGCTATCAATCCAACTTCTTTACTGTAAAAAACATTATTTTAAACGATCATGAGCTACTAATCCATGACAATAATCTTTTAAACTCATGCTTGCAAAACGGAATAAGCAAGCCTACTCTTTTTCTGCATAAGGATATCTCTACTATGAAAAAAGAAGATATTCTATTAATTAAAGAAAGACTTAAAAATATCAATGTGATTAACTTAGAGCAAAATAATAGTAAAATTTTTGATAAGACTCTGAGTATCAGTATTCCTAAAATTAAGAAAAAAGAAGTTGATCAACAAGATAAAATTTGTTTTATTAATACCACCAATAACTCAATCTTTAGCGAGCTTACAGATAGTCTAAATCGGTCATATAAAACAGACTCTTTGGTTGACTTTATGTTATATGAAAACTATGATAATTTAGTAGATTATTTATCATCATATAGATTGGTAATATTTTCTAATCATATTGACGGTATTGTTGCTTCTTCTGTAGGATGTCAAGTCTTATCAACAAGAGATTTGATCAAAAATAAACAAATTATTTGGGACAGTACTCAAAAACTTACTCCTAATTATGATTTTGCTTCCTTTTCAAAACAAATTATGAAGGCTATAGAAATATGAAGGTTTTGCATATAGACTCGAACGATCTAAAAGAGCTAAATAATGTAGCAGATTTTTCTCAATTAGCTATTACTCTCAGTAGTATTGATAAGATTAGACCAGAAAATAAAACTCGTTCTATACTATCTGTGTTAAAAAAAATTAGAATTAATGGAGAACTGGTTATTTCGACCACCAACTGCAACAAAATTCTAGACCAGTTGTGTAAAAACAATATAGATACTGAACTAGGACTCTCTCTTTTAAAGAAAGTTGAACACTACACAGACCCTATGGAGTTGGTAAATTTTCTAATTTCGCTAGAACCAAATATAGTCTTGTATAAGCTAATAGAGGATAATTTTGAAACTATTCTTACTCTTAAAAAAATAAACTATTAATGATATCAAAAATAACAGAATGTAATAAATGTGTGTTTTTTTCTGAAGATACATGGTGTGATTTCTCCATACCTGAAATAATATCCAGTCCTAATATTGTTCTTGATAAGAATAATCATACTATAGAAAACTATAACTGTGGATACGCATTTGGAAAAGATACTTTTCAAAAGAACAAAGAGAATCTTACCAAAGAAGAATTAAAAGAAGCTATTCTTAAGAAGAACCATATATCTTATACTCTGATAGTTAATTTTGATAGTATCAATAAGTCTATTGAAGAAATTATAAACACGGTTAATAATTTAAATTTTATACCAGCTAATATTATTTGTTTTGGTAAAACTATCGAAGGAGACATGGTAGCGGCGTTTGAAAAATATGTAACAGTACCATGGAAAGCCAGTAAGATATTGCCCCATCTTGATGAACAAATATCTCTTATATCTTGCATAGACACCATATTAGATAAACATAACTCTAGGTGTTTTTTATATGTTTCTGAAAATGATTCTTTCAATCAGCTTAATGAGCTAATTAATGAAATTCATATAAGCGTAGTAATAAATCACATCAACGGAATTAGGCTGTATAATAAAAATTCTTTAAATGGTTTATTTATGACCTACGATAGTTATAAGATTTTAGGATCAGATAAGTTGGATCTTTTTTATGACAGCCATAAGTTTTTCCTAAACAATCCTGATTGTAATCTAGTGCTTTATAATGATTGATATAGTATTTATTATTCCAGAAATTACCAAAGGTATGAAATCTTTTGGACCTAAGTCTTTAGTGCCACTAAGAGATGGAACACTAATAGAATACCAGATAGAGCTCATTAGATCAATATATAAAAATAATAGCATATATCTATTAACAGGATTTGAGTCAGAAAAAATAAAAAAAACAATAGCTTTATCTAAAAATATTAGTAAGAAAAATATTCACATATTAGAGAATAAAAACTATGAAACACACGGACAAATTTCTTCAGTTTTTGAATATCTCAACAATAAAAACTCAAACAGTGGTGCTATTTTTATCAACAATGGAATAATTACTAAGTTTAACTTTCAAAAGAGTATTGAGCTAAATAATAATTCTATTTTTTATATTCGTGGAAAAAAAACAAATTTTAATATAGGTTCTAATAATATAAACAGCACAGAGTATTTGTTCTACGATCTTCCGTTTCTTTGGTCTGAATGTATTTACCTCAATAAAGAAACCCTAAATCTTGTAAAAGATATTGTTTTACCTCATGAGCTTAAAACATTGTTTTTCTTTGAGCTAATAAATAAGTTACTAGATCAATCTATACTATTTCAAAATATTATTATTCCCAAATCTCAAATTACTAAAGTCAACAATATCAAAGATATTAAAAAACTTAAAGCTTTCGTATGATTAAAAACAAAATTATTCTTTCTAGTACAAATAGTCGATTATTAGATAATATCAAACTGTCTTCACACAATCATTTTGATAGTATAGACTGGTATACTATTAATGTGGAAGAAATTTTTAAGGCCTATGATCTAATACAGCCGTATAAGATTTGTATATCTAAAAAAGACCTAGACAACATAGCAGTTAAAGCTTTTATAGAAGAAAAAATAGTTGAGAATAACTTTTTACTAGTAGATAATTACAACTATCTAAATGTGGTAAATTCAAACCTGTTTAAGTCATATAGTGTGCCCAGAAATAATAAATGTGCTATTATATTAGACAATGTAGAAACACTCCCAGAACATATCTTGCAAAGGCTGAGTTTGGATCAGTGCGATATTCATATGTTCAATAATGCCTCTATAATAAACAGTTATAACTTAGGAACATTATTAGAATATCAAAAAGCATTTATTTTTGCTTCTTATGAAACAATTATAGGTAAAAACTTTCTGTATAAAAATGAAGCAATTTTGTGCGGAGCTAGATATATTGATATAGACACAATGGATACATTTGAAAACATCTCAGAAGCATTATCAAATATTGATGATTTTATTAAAAAGGAATTCTATGTTGCAGCATGATGATATGGGTTTTCTTTTGCCTGATAGTCAAAACGTTAATGATATTTATTCGTTCGTTTCAGATTTGATCTCCCAAGACAGCAAAAATCAGTATGTTTGCTTTTCTCATACAAACCAAAAAAATTATAGCGGGCTTGGACTACCCATAATACCTATTACAGAATGTCGTTTTTTTTATGGAACATTGTGGGTTTTTGACAATCAGTCCCTGAATGTTTGCAAAAACTTTCCTAATCTCAAAAAAATTTACTATTATCTAACAGATGTTCCTTGGGAACAAACTCCAAACATCAACTACTTTGATCTTAGGAATCTTTGCGAAGAAAATACTAAGATTAATGTAGTGGCTAAAACTTCAAATATATACAAGATATATAACAACTGTTGGAATAAACAACCTATAGGAATAATGGAAAAACTTAATTATGAAAACTTCAAAAGACTCGTACTCGCCCCTTGACGATGATAATAAAAAAATTCTTCTAGAAAAACTATACATAAAAGAGAACAAAAGTTTTTCAGATATAGCAGCTTTGTATAATACTTATGCTAATAAAATTCGTAGAGATGCTAAAAAATTTGAGATAGCAATTAGAAATAAGTCAGAAGCTCAAAAGAATGCCTTGTCTACTGGAAAACATCAGCATCCGACTAAAGGTAAAGAAAGAGGCGATGAAACTAAAAATAAAATAGGTATGTCGGTTTTAAAGGCTTGGGATAGTTTATCAGAAGAAGAAGTTAATCTTAGAAAAGAAAAAGCCAGATTGGCATGGGAGTCTTTAGACGAAAATGAAAAAGATAATATTTTGCAAAAAGCTAATGAGGGTGTTAGAAAAGCTAGCAAATTAGGATCAAAGCTAGAAAAATTCATTTTTGAAAAACTACTAGCTGATGGTTACAGGGCTGAATTCCATAAAGAGCAGATGCTTGTAACAACAAAGTTGCAAATTGACATCTTTCTTCCTACAATGAATACGGCCATTGAGATTGATGGCCCATCCCACTTTGAACCAGTCTGGGGTGATAAGTCCTTGGAAAGAAATGTTCGTTATGATAATAAGAAAACTGGACTGATCTTAGGAAAAGGTTGGTTGTTAATTAGAATAAAACAAACCAAAGATTTTTCCAAATCAAGAGCATCTTTAATTTACGAAAAACTTCAATCCGAATTAGATAAAATTAAGACTGAATTTCCAACTAATAGAGTTATAGAACTAGGAGACGATAATGGTTAAAAAGGAAAAACCCGTAGAATCCACCGTAGAAGTCAAGAATGATGAATTTAAGAAAATTGGGTCAAATGATCTAGAATGGAACGACTATGTTCTTGGCTTATTATCTGAAGATGAAAAAATTGATGGTAATCCTACCACAGATGGTCTAAGACGTATTTTTGAAATTGCTTTGAATTGTACAGTGATTCAATCAACCAGTGATGTTGTACAAAGTCCCGACCCATCAAATGAAAAGAGGGCCACTGTGGTACACACCCTGGCCTATGTTTTAAATCAATTGGATGGAGAGACTACCGAATTAAACCAGCATCGCACAGTAAGTGGAGCGGCCGATGTTTATTGGGGAAATTGTGATAAGATTTATAGAAATCATCCTGTTGCAGTTGCTGAGACTAGGGCCGAAGGAAGAGCATTAAGAAGAGCCTTAAAGCTAAGAAAAGTTGTGGCTGCTGAAGAATTAGCCACTAATGTTGAAGATGATCCTACTGGGGATTCTGTTTCTCGAATCAGTAATAATCAGATCAATTTTATTGATGTTATGGCAAAAAGATTAAATATTGATACGTTAGCACTAGTTAATAATTTGGGTTTTGATAGTAAAAATGTCAAAAACTTGATGCATGACGATGCTGTCTCTATTATAAGAGAGTTATCTAAACATCAACAAAACATCAATGAAATCCCCGATAGTCTCTTGGGATATTCAGAGAGTTGGAAACCATGAGGTGAATCATGAAAGTTAAGTATAGTGTTAATGACAGGCTAGAGTTTGAAGTCGAAGGAGAAGGACAAAAAGAAATTTTTAAAGGACTAGCTTCCGTACAGGAAATCTTCGGAGAAGATAAGTGCGGAGTTTGTAATAATAGCAATTTCAGATTTGTTGTTAGAAATGTTGATGATAATGATTACTATGAGCTTCGTTGTAATAATTACGATTGTGGAGCAACATTGTCATTTGGTCAACACAAGAAGGGTGGTACTCTTTTCCCAAGACGCAAGGATGACGAAGGAAACTGGCTACCCTCAAGAGGTTGGCACAAGTGGCAAAAGGATCAGTCTGCCCAATCAGACAACAAGTCTAAGAAAAAGTAATTACCATTTACCAACCGGACACTTTTGATTTTTCCAATCTAGTTTGCTCACAAATTGCTGATGTCTCGTTATGGGACATCCGCATTGTGTGCAGGCTACCCCATCATAATACTCACAATCTGTACAAATAGCTAATCTATTTTGTCTTTCTTCTAGTGAAGTTCTCTTAGCTCCTGTTCTCAAATGAGACCACAGAGCTTTGAGGAAATTTTTAATACGAACTATAATATTAGGCTTAGTAAATCTCACTGATTCAATGGGGTTGCTTAGTTTGACTATACATGGAATTTTTGGCAATCCAGTTTCCGCCAAGCCATAATTAACGACATTTTTACAGTGCCGACATTTAAATTCTGTTTTACTGTTTCCAACAGATTCTAAATCACAAAAAATATCTAAAGAGGTCATATCTATATTCATAATATTAATTCCTTGGTTGTATATTTATATTCGGACTACCTAATACTACTACACCTTGAGTCATTTCATCATATTCTATTGGGTCTGGATACGGTATTGGAATAATTGTACAATTAGAATAGCTTGTTTCTGTTACTGATGGTGTTGGAGTAATAGAAGAAGTTTGTGTTTTTGTAGGAGTCGGACTAGCAGTAATAGTAGCTGTGCAAGTTTGGGTGCATGTATTTGTTGGGGCTGGACTATTCGATGGGGTTGATGTTGGTGTTCGAGTATTGCTTGGGGTATTTGATGGAGTAGCACTAGTTGTTGGTCTGGGAGTTTTAGTTGATGTTCTGGTCGGTGTTCTAGTACTACTAGGAGTGACAGGAGGAATATTTCTCTCTACGACAAATGGGATTTTTAAAATACCTACTGGCTGACACTTAACGGGCCATCTCAGCTCAACAGACACCTCGTAATCAGGAGCATCTGCTAAACTTGGATTAATATTAATAGAATCATTTATTACTCCGTATGTTTTGTCTAGCTCTTGTGTCGTGGGTCGGCCAGCATCGTCTAGTGCTAAAAGTTTACCATTTCCTTCTAACTTATCTCCTTCCCATTTTACAAGACCGTTTTCATTTCCTGTTGGTCTAAAAGTAAACCTCCCTTTAAATTGAAGATTAGTTTCACCCTCGGCTAATCTCGGTCCTGTAAAATATAAAATGGGTAAATTAGTCGGTGTCGGAGTGTTACTTGTGGTATTTGTCGGAGTTTGTGTTGGGGTTTGGCTTGGTGTAACGGTATTGGTTTGGCTAGGTGTGGGCGTTGTTGTTGGGGTTGGTGTTGAAGTTTTAGTTGGAGTCTTGGTTGATGTAGGAGTTTTGCTTGGGGTTCTACTGTTGGTAGGAGTTTTTGTAGGAGTAAGAGTCTGAGTTGGTGTTTTACTAAAAGATACTGTGGGGGTATTAGTCCTAGTCGTACAAATATAAACTTTGTTAGATGTTGATGTATTAGATGGTGTGGGAGAACTTGTAAGAGTATTAGATGGAGTTGTTGTACTCGTTGGTGTCTGAGTAGGAGTACTAGTTGGGGTTTTTGTCTGGGTCTTTGTTGGCGTAGGAGTTTTTGTCGGTGTCTTGGTTGGAGTACTAGTAGCTGTTGCCGACAAGCTCGGTGTCTGTGTGGTCATTTATTGAAAATCCTAATCTAAGAATGTATCAATTAATTCTTGAATCCTTGGTCTACCAATACTTGTATCTCTTCTTTCATATAAATAATCAAAATCTTTTTTATCTGGCACTATCCCCGGACCACCTAATTCATTCATATAATTTAAACACCTAGAAACTATTTTTTGTTTATCTGATGGAGAAGAAACAAGTTTTGATAATAACCAACACCTTAATTTATATCCTATTTGATCAAACTTATGTAATCCGGCTATAAAGATACTTTCTTTCTCCCCAGTATTATCGCAAAAGATAGAATTATCATATTCATAAGGAATCCATTCGTGAGGATATTGAGTTTTTAAGGTTGATGTCTTGAACTCAAGACCGTCAGCACTGCCAAAAAATCCTCTAAATATCATTTCGTTCAACATCATATAATACGGAGGAACCACAGTATTCAAAGTGTTTGTACCTCTATCTACATAATTACAGAACCACGAATAAAAGCTATTTTTAATTGGCATCTCATCTGTGCTTCCAATACCCCCATAATTAATAGATCCATTTGGGGCTATGATATACTTTTTAAAATAATTATCTACATGTCTTAATTTTCTAGTATTATATTTAAACCGCACCAAAAGATTATCAACTCCCAATACGTCTGATGCTTTAACGGTAAGCCTGGGAGATGATGAAGATGGGACTCTCTTATTTTTTGGTATCCAATAAAATTCCTTTATATACATAAGAGTATCTCCGTTAGTATCTCCGCACGAGATTCTAACCTCTGGTCTACTAAATACTATCTCCTCCCACTCTATGTCCGGATTTTTAGACAATATTTCTGCTTTATGAGCTTCTGCTTGTATGTTTGTAAAAATAGCTGTTGGAGGAGCTTCAGAACTTGCCTGCACTTGATCAAAAGCGGTTGATTTGGATTGAATTTTTAATAGTTCTATTGGTGTTGTTATAACTGGTTCCCATGTTACTCCTTCTTCGATAGAAGCATTTACACTCCTAATATACTTAAGTGGAACACCACAAATATTCTTACAATTAAGGCCTTGTGGAACAGTTCTTGGTTCACTACAAGCATATTGAATTTTATTTAATACTTTAATGCTTGTAGGTCTACTATAACTACCATACTGATTTTTGTCTATACTAATCCAATATTTATTATCATTATAAGGAGTTATAGCTGTGCTTATAGAAGAATCTGTAGCACAAGTGCTGGCTAACTCAGCTCCTTCTGGGGTTAAAATTCTTATCCATGTAATATCACTATGAGGAGTTAAGTTATCTGCTGCTGGACGATAACTAATACTAATAGAAGAAGAATTATTTTGATATATTTGCTGTTCTTGTTCATTGGTTATAGTAAAAAATGAATATCTGTCTAATGGATCTAATCCTAAGCCATTAGAAAGAGGAGGGTTAGGAGGACTTCCTTCTCCTCGATTATTTAAATTACATGTAAAGATAAATACGTTATTTACAAAAATATCAAATTTTGCACCATTACATTGATGGCCCCCAAAACATGGGATATTGTCTATTTGTTGATTGCTATATATCGCTTCTATTGTGCATCCTGCCAAAGATATTTTATCTTCGGAGCTTAATTTTTTAGGAACTAGATGATCTAATAATGTTATATTGCCATTTGATAATAGTTCTTTATTCTTTAATCCAGTTACCTCACTATTAGTATATAAATAAAAGATAGAATTAAGATCATTAGTATTTTTATATGGATATTGAGTATTATCGCTTAAAATTTTGTTAAGATTAAATCTCTCTACGTTTTTATATAGAGGCCACCCATTAACATTATCAAATAGTCCTATTTTTAATTCACCAGAAGACACTGTTGTATTAGTCTTTGGAAAAAATATTCTTCCAAGATATTTATTACAACTATAGCCTAAAGTAAAATCAGCTAAATTTAAATCTTTTGCATAGGTTATCTCTTTGCTCGGCATTAAAACTATAGACGAAGAACCTCTCCCCCACGAACCTTCTCCATAAACTGGCATAGTATAGCTAGGAATAAACTTATTATTAGTCATAGCCCTGATAGCTGCCAAAGTTAAATAACCAGAGTCAGAATATAGATTAATTCCTAGTAAATTTTGAGCATTGTTTTTTTGTATTAAAATTTTAGAATCAATATTTTTTTCCATACTCGTTTTTAAATTTTGATCGTTCAATAGTATATACGTATTATATATATTGTCTTTATTCAAAATTTGTAAATTTGTTATAGTTTTATTGACAGCTTTTCTATAGTTGTAACCATCTTTGTCATAATAAATGATATCTATATTAGTAGAAGTAGATAGTAATCCAGATTTTAAATAATAGAAAGGTTTAACAAAAGGCATCTCTAGACAGACTGTTGTGTCCGGATCATATGTGTTGTATCCAATAAAAACATTTGATGGATTCAATAAAATATTTGGTCTACTATTTGACAACTCAATGTTATTTCTAATATAAAGTTCTCTAGCTTTTATATATTTGCCAGTAAGAATTAAAGAATTTGTTAAGCTAAAAGAATCAGGATCAACAATAATTGGAGAAGTAGCCGAAGGAGTAGAAGGAACTTCTCTATCGCTAAATTTAGAACAGGTAATAGTTTGTGCGGGGTCTCCAGCACCAGAATACGAAAGTTTTAGTGGTTGATAAACAGGAGATCCATGCTCACTATACTGAAAAATTTTAGCATCAAAAGTATACCATGTGTATCCATCATCTGAGGATACTTCTACTAAAGCTCTATCTGGGATACCATATCCATACTCATCATATGAGGGATCATAAAAACTGGAATCAAAAGCATCAACTAGAGCTGTTCTTCTTAAACTTCCGTAGTATGATACTACAGACTGAACAGCCAAGTCAGAGCCAGCTCCAAACAATATGCCTCCGACAAAAGCTCCTGTTAATCCTCCTATGGCAGCCATTCCAACAGCAGCACCAATAGCACCAGAAAATAGATTTATCGCTTGGTAGACATATTTTAGTCCAGCATCCTCTGTTCTTGCAAAACCAAAATTATTATATCTTCTGTCAGGATATACACAAGAATTAAAATCTGTCAAGTATTGATGAGGAGCATTTGTATTAACGGGAGGAACTAAAAATCTTTTACCTGTAAAATCGCCAATAAAATTATAACCGTCACTATATGGGTTAGATGAGGTTGTTGCAACAACACCGGCTTTAGTATAATCAATATGATTAGCGACTGGATGATTAACATTAAATTTTTGAGTTTTTTGGTAATAATTATCAGTAGTTTTAAATGTATCAATTATTACTTCCCAACTACAAATAGAGTTTTTTGCTACATTAGACTTGAGAAGATCTGGATCTCTATTAGTTTTTAAATGAAGGTCAGAGATATTACTATAATTATTTTTGTTGTAATTATTATTTATTTCTATTTCTAATACAAAATTACTTCCAACTAAAGGTCTATCATACCATTTTCTAAACTTATTATCAATTATACAAGCGTTGTATGTATTTAATATCTCTTTATATTTTTGAGTATCTTGATCAGAATACCCTGTAGGCTTATACGAGGGATGTAAAGCTTCTCCATCAGCAGAACTAGTATTAAGAAGAGAGCTGAAGTTTATTTCTCCTGGTTCTTTTCTGTTTAGAGAATTTGGGAAAGTAAATGAACTAGCATAATCTGAAAAACGTAAAATAAATTCATTATTATACTGTTTTATATGCTCTTTGTTTAATAAAACAATAGTGTCTGCAGGATTCTGACTACTTAAAGCTTGTAAATAATTGTCTATCTCTGGTTCGGCAAACGGTCGGTTATTTGCATTAATTAATCCGTAATAAGTATCTGGAGCACTATTTGTAGCAGCAGTGGGGTTGTTATATTTTAATGTAATTTTCATATCTTGAATATTATCAAAATTCACAAAATTTAACTTAACTTCTATGTCTTTGATTCTAATATTGTTGATGTCTCCTGATGCAACAATGTCTGTGGAGCTAACAGCGTCTTTTAGTGGATATATACTATATTTAATATTAGGTTGGTAATTGTTTCCACAATTATTGTCTTTAAATTGCTCAATATTACTTATAAAATTACCGTTAGAATCTCTTTCTCCTCTATATGGGATACAGTCTTCACACAAATATTCAGAAGAATAAGGAGAAAACTGGGAACCAGCATCTCTAATACCTGTTTGAAGATTCAGTTCATCTAAATTAGTTTTATTAGCACCTAGATCAACAGATATTCTGCTGGAATAATTTTTGTTCCCATTTACTTTATCGTCAAATAAAAATCCGACACCCTTGAAAACAAATCTGGGTTTTTTATCTGGTTTATAGCTAACAACGGCTGTCTTATTAACATAGGTAGAATAAAGCCTGTGTCCTGGAGGTATCCATCCATAATGAGGATGGAAAAACCCCTTTGCAAATACTGTAGAGCCGATCATATTATCTGACGAACTATCATCTGAAGAATGGCTATAATACGAAGAATCTTTAATAAAACCAGTTCTTTCATAACACTTAGTTTCATCAGTATAAACAGTATTTCTACTATCTAACACTGGCATTTTACTTCCGGGCGAAGGGTGACTAGGTAGTTTGACTCCAAGCTCAGAAATTACCGAAGCATCATATCCTCCATAAGCTATTATTGGAGGAGAATATTTTGTAGAAACTCCCGGAACATTGGAAGTGGAATTTTCTTCAACCTCTACTCCAGCTATAGTATTTTTTACTTTTCCTAGAGATATAGAGTCACAATATCCAGCCCTTCCGTACCCAACCTTTTTTGGAGTTTCTTCAAAAATATCTATGCCTAAAAATCTATTAACATTAATTGACTTCGTGTAGTTTTCACTCCTGCTAATAATTTCTCTATAAAATGAATCGCAAGAACATAATGTTTCTTCTTTGTATCTCAAAAAATTAATATCTAAACTATCTAATTTAATTACATCTCCACTATTATATAGTTTAAATTTTAAAGAAGGTTTTTTATAAGAGTCAATATCAGCTGGATCAAAATTAAACTCTTTAGTACCAAAAGCTCCCCACCTTCCTGAAGCAAGATTACCTGTTTTAAGAAAAATTGGTTTTCCATCTAATTTACCATTATACAGACTTGCTTGTCCCACAGGCTCATCAAGATAGCATGTACTGCTAACTATTTTAAATGCTGCCTGTTTATAGAACATAGAATATTTAATTTCAGGAATCATAATATAACTGGATCTACTAGTATCTAATCTTGGGTTTTGAGAAGCTTTAATTAATCCAGCTTTAATTGTTGCTTGTTCACTGCCAGCATCTAGTGTTTTAAAATATACTAACTGATTAGAGATATCTGTCTCTATCCTCAAGGGACCAGCTTGAATATGTTGGTCGTAATAAGTATTTCCAACATTTCCTGGAGATGGTTTAACATTAGCTTCACTAGAGATATCTCTAGAGGATGTCCAATAAATAAACCTAGAGTCAATCGAGATATTGGGTCCTCCTACATAATTAGAAGAATTATTTTTCTCTTTCCATCTTAGTAATTTATTGACGGTAATTTTTGCATCATCGCCAGAAAATCTAAGATAGACACCATATTTGGATGCTATTTTATGAAAAATATCATTTGGAACTTTGGAATAGTTATCGTTGACATCATCAGGAATAGCTTTATATGGCATTATTGAAGTGTTGTAAACTCTTTTAGTTTCTAATTTTTGAATTTCTTTATATATCTTCTGACAAACAGCTACAGAAGATGATGCATCTCCGCTTCCATTTAAAAATGTTGTTATGTCTGAAACATAGCTTGTCGGTGTTGATCCGAATGAGCCATTAATATTTAGCGTCACTTTATCATTCTGGGGTCCTGTTGCTAAAATCGATGCTAATCTTTTTAGGTTTAGTAACTGAGGAGACGTTAGACCAGAAGAAGGTAGGATGTTAATTAAATTATTATATATTGTTCTGTATGTTGGCATTAAGTTAAAAGCTAAAAAATCATCCAAAATATTTCGTTTATCATAATACGAAAAGTAGTCTCCTTCACTAATATGAATACTATAGTATGATCCATTAACATTAAGATAATGAAAATCGTTATATATTGTCCATTGTTGAGGAGTATTTGTTGCAGTTTTTAACTTAATCTTACTTGGCTCGTAAATATTACCACCAGACCCAAGAGGATTATTATAAATCTGTATATTACGAAATAGTTCAAGATTTGTATTGTTTATTTTATTTATTGGTATTAATTGTAGTTCATCATTATTTAATTTAACACATACTTGTCCCGCAGGAATTGCTATTTCTTTTAAAGTATCAGTTTTTATTGTGAATTGTGTTGTTGAATATATCCATTCTCCAATAGGAATATCTTTTAATAAACTTGTGGCTGTTCTACTAGCTCTTTTTTTATACCAAAATAAAACACCCTTATTTGGAGTAATGTCTGTATTAAGAACATCATTTAAAAACCAGTCAACACCCACCTTAACATTATTTTCAATAGATATGTCCTTGAATACTGGATTATCTAGTACAAAAAACTCATTAATACCTAATACTGGTTTAGTATTTAAATTACCTTCTAAATAAGGCGCTTTACTTATTGTTGCGGCTGTTATGATTGCTGGTGTCCAAACCTCTTCTTCAACGCTACTGTCTATATAGTTTGTCATAGTTGCTAATTGATTAGATATTAGCTGACTGGGCAAAGTAAATCTAGAAGATAATCCTCCTCCAGAATTGTAGAAAAGGTAAAAATTTTTTAAATTATCATATATTTGAGTTTTAAATAAACTACATTTGCTTCTATTTTTATTTAACATATTTTTAATTGGTAGATATAAGGTTCCACGATCCATCTATGTACATAAATAGTCCTTTTTGTTCGGACACAACACCAAATCCAAAAGGATTTCCAAAAGAAACACTAACCGTATTACTATCAACACTCCTATTCCTACTCTGCATAAAATTTAATGAAAGAGTAGCATTGGTACCATTGGCCTGTATGGTTCCAAAAGCAGTAAATGTTGGCTTGCTCAAAACTTCATAAAATCCACTATCTGGATTGTACATACATAGTAACTTAGCTCCTCTTGGTGCAGTATATCCTGATTTATCGATAACAAAAACTATTTTTCTAATATCCTCTGAAGTTGTATCATATTCTAAATCAGTAAGGAACCCTCTACAAGGTTTTATACTATCTTCGGGATTTTGCACTGTAACTAAGTCTTCTTCTATAGTGATATAAACGTTTTTATAAATTTTAGGTTGTGGAGTAACCCATACTCCTCTGTCTTTGTCCCATCTTAAATCAATTGGTCCAACAGGCCAAAGATCTGGTCTTTCTCCCCAGTTTAAATAAAATTTATCACTCCTGATAGGCTTACTCCATTTATTATTAGCCCAAGTTTGACTTTTACTAATTATACTACCTAATTCATTTGCTCCTAAAGCTCCGCCAGGAAAATCTCCAGCATGATCGTAATCATCTTCATAAACCGCATTTCCATCAGCATCAACCACCAAAGTTCCATCAGCGTGAGTACTTTGTCTTTTTTTATGTCTTTTAAACATACCTTTGTCATTAACTTCTTTTGGCTCATCTGCAGCATTAGGTACTGGATATCCGTCTAGATCATATCCCCATCCATGAACCATGAGTGGTCCACGAAGTCCTACAAAGCGATTATTTAAAGGATAGCTATTGAATCCACAGTTTCCGGCTATAGCAGTTACTCTGTCTCCACAATTTCCGAGATACCTCTGAAGTTTTAAATCAGTTTCTCCGTTAAAATCCGGATTAGCCCCATAATTATTATTTTCCAAATTATTTTTGATTACTATATCAGTGACTCCTCCTATATCGTCTCCGTGGTGAACACCTCCACGACCAACCTGACTAATAGAATGTCGTTTTTTATCTATTGCTTGAGCATTAGGATTTTTAAAATCTCCATTACTTTGTAATATTGGTTGTAAACTAAAAACATTGATAGTAGCACTACTAACGCGACTTAATCCATATTGATCAGCATCAATACCTAAAGCATTATTATCTGAAGTATTTTTTAAAGTTAAGTACGGGGGTAAATCTAAATTTGTATTACTCTTTTTAGGAAGCGTTTTTTGAGCTGTTGTTGTAGTTTCATCATAACAATATTCACAAAACTTGTTAACAGCAACATTACTACCATTACTATGATTTATTAAATTTTCTGCTAAAATTTTTGATCCACAACAAACAGGACATTTTGATCTTGGCCATTTAGCCATACTATAACATGCATTATATTTTACCGGATAGAATGATACCGGAGACATTATCCCGTCTAAACTCATAAATGCCTTATTACCATAGTCAGATTGTTCAGATAGTCCTCTTTCTTTTGATTGATAAATATTTACTGTAGCAGAATGTCTCAAGTCCTTTATCATAGTATTTATAGGTCCAGTAACTTGATCATATGGAAGATTAGAAGCTCCACCATTGAATGAAGCATTAATGTCCCAGTCCCCACGACTACCTTCATAAGTTCTTTGGGATTGTTGAGTTCCGGCTGGCGTAGATGATGTTCCGCGACCAGCGGAATTTTGTCTAGCTCCAATTGATGTTCTTGTTGCTCTTGCTGCTGCTTTTGTTGGTGGTGCCACATGGTATTCTGCACTAGCAATAATTAATTCAACTGGACTCCAGCCCATTAATTTCTTTGATGCTCCTTGTGTTGAATATCCCTGAAATCCAGACTGTCTTCTTCCTATAGAAGTTTGCAATTCTCTTATTTGTTGACCAACTATTTTTCTTGTTGCTGTTGAAGATCTTTGATTTAGCTTTAAATTCTGAGTAGCTACTTTTTTAAGCCTATCTGCGGCCTCTTTATTAAATCTACTTAATGGTTTTGAGTATAATTTTAAAGAATATGATGTAGAAATTTTACTTTCAGAAACATTAACCTGAATATTACTTAAAACTGGATTACTATCATTAAAATTTTGATCAATCCAAGATATAATATTATAGGTATTATCTTTATATGTGTATGATTGATCTGTTGGAATAAAATATTGATTACTGTAATTTTTAATCGAGTACGGAGATGCAAACCTACCCCCTAATCCAAAAATAGGTAATCCTGGAATTTCAAAAGATCCAGATTCTATAACATTTTGATATGTTTGACCCTCATACAGCTTTAACATAGCTGCTTTATCCAACAACGAAGACCCTCCATAATTCCATGGTACTAAATCTGGATCAACTTCTACTTTTATGCCACTTAATAAATTTTTAAGCATATTGGTTTGATTATTTGTTCCTGGAAATATATTAGCCGCATATTGATGAGGATAGTCTGTCCAAGGACCATAGACATATCTATTACTCTTGATAGGAACAGCGGCAAAAAATGGCTGCGCTGCCTTTGGAGCAAGATCAACCATTTGAGCCGATTCTTCTTTTTTATGTTTAGTTCTTAATAAATATCCATTATACATATGACTTAATCTTGATGACCATACCCTGATAACATCTAAAGATCTAGCATTAGGAGGAGTACTATATAAATAGATCAGTAAATCTTCTAGAGCGGCATTAGAGACCACTGTTTTATTGGGGTCTTGAGTATACTCCAAACTACTACTATTTAGAAAAATTCCTGGTGAATCCACAATTACTCTAGGATCAGACAGCGTATTTGCATTACTAAAATAAAAATCTGGCCTGACAGACGTTTTAATATATGCTTTGCGACCATTTCCAGTAGGAATATTATTCCCAATCCCATAGGGATTTTTAATAGCATATTGATTATTTACTAATAAAACATCTTCAGAAACACTACTCAGATCAATTGAAGGATAATAAAATTTAGCATTATCACAGTCTTGAAATTCTATAGCCTGCATAGTATAAGTATCGATACCAAAAACAGGAGCATTTTTTCTTGATCTGTATGCCGAATTAAGCAGTGCTTGGTCGTTGCACATCTGATACGCAGTATGATCAAAATTATCAGAAGCATTATATCCAAGTATCGGTTGTATTTTTCCACTTTCATCCATAAGATGATATGACTCGTTAGATCCAATAATAATATTATCGTCTATAATATTTCCTGGTTCTTCCCAAGCTCCGTCTGATGCTATTTCATAATCATAATAAACTTTAGGAGAACCAGCCCAAATATAAACATCATTGCCTCTTGAATCCTGACCTATAACCTGATTTCCTCCACTAGTCCAATCCCTATATCCTGAAATACCAGGAAGTTTAACAGTATACGATCTACCGTAGTATTTGCTAGCTATATCATTAATAAAAGCATGTATACTAAGTAAGTCTTCTGTAAATGATTTAGATAATAATAAATTAGTAACATTTACCTCTTCGTCTTGATCAGCAAAGACTTCAGTTGGCATTCCTTCAGTGTCCGCAGCGTTTTGATCCTCTACCATTCCCCAAGGCCCCATTGCCATGGGACCATCATTACCAGAAACAATCGCCGATCTATTTTGTATGTATGTTTGTTGTAACATTAATATAAGATCTGGCTTATATGTTTTAGAAGCATAATAGAGAACTAAATTATCAAATCCTGCCATCGCTGCTCTCATCTCTGTTTCAGTAACACAGAACTTACTTCCTGAATATAATGTACTAATACCGTATCTTAAAGGAGGAAGTTCTGCAACGTCAAAGATCACAACTTGTTGACCGGTAAAAGCGTCTAAATAAACTTGCCTTGGACTTTTTAAGCTTTCTTCTGGGAGTCCGGACGTATCTGCTTGTCTTTCTTCAAACTCAAAACCAAAGAACGGACAAATAATATCATAGTTAAGAGGTATCCATCTGGCTTGTGCATTCGTTGCAGGATTACCTCCAGATATATCCGGAGGGAAAGTAGCGTCAGGAGTAGGATCATATTCTGTATCTGGTTTATAATTTCCTACTGGAGTACCAGCATTTATTGATACTACGACAGAATTAACGGCTGGTCCGTTGGTATAATCTTGAAAAACTGTTGAATTAGATGTTGTTGACCAATTATCTCCATCAACTCTTGTTTTAATTAATTCATCATCAGCAATTAACCAACTATAATCACTAGCTACTAAATTAGAATTTGCTGCTAATCTTGTTGATAAAAAACTTGGATTTCTATATTTAGACTTTGTATAAGAATAAAAATTTACAACTTTTACCGCTGACGGATCTAAAATATAATTACATTGAGTATATGCCAATCTAAAATTTTTAGCCTGATACAATCTTTGCTGAGGACCACCTATCAACATAGCCCTATTTAATGCTTCTCCAGATTCTTGACCATAAGAAATATTACATACATTATATTCATCTGATATGGTATTTACAACAGATCTTACTTGATTAATCATCGGCTGAGATGATCTATTAACTGTTCTTACTTTGATAGTTGGTAAAATAATACTGTTATAAGATACTGGTAAAAGCTCAATAAAAAAATCTCTAGAAGTTATATCACAAACCTGAGTGATAAGATCTAATATACTAATTACTGGCCCATTCATTCTTAATAAATTATTTGGTCGTGGCAATTCAGACAAATCTAATACATATTCATGTCTTTTTCCTCCGTCGCTATCTGTGAAAGCTGGAAAAAGTCCTAATCCAGTATAAAAATCGTCGTTACAAAATGCTTGAGAGGAGGTCATTGCTGCTCTTCCAATAATTCTTTGAAAAGGAGTAAATGCTTTAGAAACATTTTTGTCTTTTTCACTAGTTAAAACTAGTAAAGCGTTAATAATATAAGATATTGGAATTCCTTGTTCGTTCTGTTCAGAAAAACCAAATTCAAATGACTCTAAAAATCCAAAAACATTAAAAAGATTATGAATAGCTCCGTACTGAATTTTAGCATCGTAATTCGCCTGACCTGAATAATAATTTCTGGGAGATCCAATCGTGGCAGTATTTGTAGATCTAGCAAATATAGATCCTGCATATTCTCCTACTATAACATATGAATTGGCTAACAAAGAAGCTGGACTTTCTATTGTTACAGCAGCAGTTTCTCCTCCTGAGCCAGCAGACACTTCCCAGTTTTTAACTAATCCACTATACTCAAAGTCTCCAGCTCTAAAGTAAACAGGAGTTCCAGTAATATCATAGCCATCATTTTGTCCTCCCCATGTGTTTCTAACTCCTAAAAATCCATAATCTTTATTTCTGTAGTAATTAGAAACAAATTTTCCCTGATCGCCTCTCCACTTATGATGTATCTTTCCATATAAAATTCCTCTACCATTATTTGGATCTCTTCCTACATACAAACCATCTCCGTCTCCAGTGTCATAATAATGATTATCGTCAGTAAAATTACCAGTAGCAGAACCATTCATACTTATTTGTTCCAACCTAGAGCATCCAGATGTGTCGTTAACCAAACTAACATTTAAAGAAGAAGCTTGAGCACCCCATCCTAGATTGGTAGTAAAACTAGCTACACTAGAACCCAAAAATAGTGTTTGGGGAGCTGTTTTCCTGTAGTTTGATGGTCTTGTGTTAGTAGAATGCAATGACATTATTATCCTCCTAATCTTAGATAGCTAAAATCGCTAGTGTTTGCTCTCTCAAATACCCATTCTATATTTCGTGTATATCTTCCTTCTGATGGACTCCAAGAGTACGTATCACTCTTAACATAAACATCCCCAGTAAATGCCCCAAGAGCTGTCTGATACGGGCCTCTGGTTTGAGAACTTGGAAGATTTCCTCCACTACCATATCTTTGACCAAAAGGCTTTTGACCTTCTATAATAGCTTCACATGTTTGGAAAATATAGCCACCAGTCCATACTGGACAAGTAGAGTTAGCCATATTAAATGCTGCACTAGTAGTTGGAGGAGGAATAACTAATTCAATATTAACACTTTTAGTTGTTGCAGTTTTTGTTCCGAGAGTTTGTAATACTGGTCCAAGTGGCCTACCAAGAACAAACAGCTCTACTGCTTGATCTCCGGGGCCAACAACATTAATACTAACACTTTCAGCAATAACACCGCTAAATATTTTCAAAGCATTATTATATTCAAAAGTATATCCTAGAGCACCCTTTAGAGTATCATGAGATTCTGATGTAGAAATTGGAATAATATTAAGTAAATTTTCTTTTCGGAAAGCAGGATTTCCAGGAGGTAATGTTCCTCCATTGTAATTAGAGGGATAATAATCTTGTGTTCTATCTTCACTTCTTAAAGCTAAACATGCTCTAGTATAAAGACTAGGTTTAATATCTTCTATCCATGCTTTAAGAGCATTTGTGTATTTTTCACCACTTAAAACCTTGCTTGGATTTCCAACATTGCCCGCTTCTCCAGCAGTATTATACTGGTTTAGATTAATTTTTCCAGTACTATCAGGAATATTAGTATTACTAGTAACTACGGTGTTGCTAGTAACCTGAAGACCCTTTATTAATCCTTGAACCTTGACAGTTTTTACGTATTTGTCATCCGTAGAGCTTTCTATAGTAAATTCTTCTGTGTGTCTTACTCCACTAGGTAAGGCCAACCAGCTATCATTTACTTCATACGAACCTTCGGTAATGCTATAATTAATAGATCGGGTATGATTACAAACAAATAAGTTTGTAAAACTACTAACATTATAGGCTGTAGATATTTTTGATGTATAGTCTCCTTTCAGATTATTAGTATTTTCAAATGGGAGATTAAGTCTATCTTCTATCCATTTTTTAGCTTGTAAGTAAGCATCATTTTTTGATTCTTGAGTAATTCCCTGAAAATTATATTCGTTTTTAGATGAACGATCATGAGACGCTGCATTTACATCTCTAACACCGACCGCAGACAGCTTTCGCGTTAGTCTAAATTGAGGTAGCCCCGTAACCATGACGGAACTCATTGTTGTTGCTGCTGTTGGTTCAGTTTCGGTTCTTTTCCCAGGGCCGGAGGCGAGTGACCACCCCTTAGTAAGAGCTAAATAAACTAATTCCCCAATCGGTTCCAAAGACCAGCTTTCATTAATGCTACTTACTCTATATTTTGATCCCAGAGTGGGAGCAATAGGTTCATAATAAACAAGATCTATAGAATAGTCTGCACTATAGACCCAATAGTCTGAAGTTTTATCAATAGTATAGTTGGTAATTCTTGCATTTTTACCAAAATCTGAATTTCCCACTGATCCAGTAAATATATTACCTCCAGTAGCTGTGTTTTTAACTTCCAGATCACCAACTCCGGTTTTGATTAAATCTCTTAGTCTTTGCTCTCTATCAATTATGTGACTCAGGCCTGGAACTCCACTGTTATAAATTTTACCAGTTAAATTAATCTTATTATTAACTCCAAGATAAGATCCAGCCCCATCTCTTAAAAATTCTCTACTAATTGTCATTAAAGGAACCGGACCTAGTTCTAAGTCAGTATTAAAACCACTCCCACAAAAATAAATATCAAGCTCTTCATCTCTTTTAGAACCTGTTCCGTCATTGTTGTCCGGCAATGCTAAAATACTTATGTCGTTATCTGAAACTGATGGTATTAGTGGTGCTATCATAAAATTATTTCAAAAATTGATAAGGATGACCATCTTTAACACAAGGCTGATATAACCATTCAACATTTCTAGTAAATCTTCCGTCTGTTGGACTCCAACCATAAGTATCACTCTTCTTAATAACAATTCTACCAGTTGTTTCTGTTGATAGTGGCATTTGAGCATTGATAAATGCTTCACACTCACCAAATATATAAGTATTATAACCCACAGGGCATTCAGGGTCATCAAAAGAAAATCCTGCTATACTCGTAGGAGGAACCACCACTAATTCTATCTCAATACTTTTAGTAGTACTAGTTTTTGTAGCTAAATTTTGTAGTATTGGACCGAGTGGTCTATTTAGCACGAATACTTCAGCAATTTGATCTGCAGGACCAGTTGTGTTTATTTTATATGATTCTGATATTACTCCGCTTATAATTTTAATAACATTATTATATTCAAAACTATATCCAACAGTTCCATTAAAAATATCATGAGTTTCAGAAGTAGATATTGGAATATAGTTAAGAGCATTCTCTTGTCTAAAAGCTGGATTACCCGGTGGCAATAATCCTGGAGTTGATTGATACCATGGCTGTGTTCTATCACTACTATTAATAGCTAAACAGGCCCTTTTGTAAAGAGCTGGCTTAACATCATAAATCCACCCAGAAACAGCATTGTTATATTTTTCTCCAATAATATCGTTATAAGTTTCTCCGTTAATATTATATCCAGTTAATGCTATTGTTCCATCTCCGCTATACGGGACTCTTACTCCGCTACTATACAATTTTCCATCAGTAATTTGAAGACCATTAATAGTTCCTTGAACTCTAACAGACCGAATATTTTTATTATCCGTGGAAGTTTCAATACTAAAATCTTCTGTAAACCTAACGGCTGTTGGCAAAGCTAACCAACTATCACTAATATCATAGCTTCCTTCAGTTATACTATAATTTATATTTCTAGTATGGTTATACAAATACAAATTACTAAAACTAGCAAACATGCTACCAAAACTAGACGTACTATTACTTAACATTGTAGTATATCTAGCATTAGCATTTTCAGTACTATCAAACGGTAAGTTTAACCTATCATCTACCCATTTTTTAGCTTGTAAATACGCATCGTTTCCCGGACTCTGTCCTCCTGCAATATTTCTAAAATTATATTCAGAATCGTTATTTCTAGCTTTATCAAGATGAGAATAAAACCCGCTATTTGCAACACCTACAGCAGATAATTTGCGAGTTAGTCTAAACTGAGGAGTATTTTTGATTTCGGTCTGTCCTCCGTTAGAATCAGGGTCTGGATCAGATGCGGGTGTTGCAATAAGAGAGTATATATCTTCATCTATTGGTTCTAATGACCATCCTTCATTAACGCTAGATACCCTATATGAATAAGAACCGCCCGGATTAACCACTGGCTCGTAGAACTCTAGGTCAACGGAATAACCTAGACTCATAACCCAATTATTATCACTTTTTTCAGTACTATAAGATACAACTTTAGCATTTGCTCCACTAAAAATAGGAGTACCTTCTTTAGTTATTTCAAAATCTCCAGCACCATAAGAAAATAGTCTTCTTAATCTATCTTCTCTTTTCATAAGCTCCGTAAAACCAAGCTGAGTACCACTAGGACGAATTTGTCCAGAAAGATTGATCTTATTATTGATTCCAATAAAAGTTCCGGCTCCGTCCTGTAAGAATTCTCTATTAATAGTAACTAACGGAGCAGCCCCTAATTTGAGATCATAATTCAAACCACTGTGAGCAAATCTAACATCTATACAAGCACTGTTAGATCCTCCTCTGGGATTTATTATCGTTCCTGGTGGCGGCATTTTGTCCTCTTAAAAATCTTAAATCAAATTAATGTGTCTTATATTCTTGGCGTTGGAGTGACGGTATTTGTTGGGGTTATTGTTGGAGTATTACTTGGATATGGTGTTGGTATTGGCATTTTTTTATCGTCACAACCAAAAGCAACGAAGAAGGATAAGTTTTTGATAATGTCTCCTACAATTGGCAATGCAGAAGCATCTGCTCCTCCTCCTCCGTAAATAGTTACTAATGGCAAACTAGTATAACCAGATCCAGGATTAGTTATTTGTATTTCTGAAACAACCTTAGTTTTTATGCCGCTAGATAATGTAATTTCTGAAATTTTTGCTACTGCTGTAGCGTTAATTCTTGCTCCTCCTCCACTAATAACTACTATTGGGGCAGAATCATAGCCTAAACCCCTATTAACTATCTTGAGTCCTGTTAGTCTCCCTTCTGCAATAAAGGTGTATTTAGCTGGGAAAACTTGTGCTCTGTATGAACTAGTATCGTCAAAATATACACTATATTCTTTGGCCAGTTCCATATCAGAACATACAATATTAACTATATTGGGACAGCAACACTTGGTCAAAGATAATGAGTTGTTTGTGCTTACAAAATTAACTTTAAAATTAGCCATAATATAATCCCTTTATTGATTTAATACACCATTACTACGGTTCAGAATTTCTTGTTGAAAATTCATTAGCTAAGCAATCACAGTCTATTCTTATTGCTCCGTTTTGAATATCTTGAAAAGAAGCTTCTTGCCCATTAGTTCTCCAAGATGGTAGTCTAGTTTGACTATTTGTTGGAGTTTTAGTTTGTGTGGGGGTCGGAGTTCCTGTTTTACTAGCTGTCACCGACGGTGTCTGGCTAGGTGTTCTTGATGGAGTTCGTGTGTTTGTCGGAGTAATAGTTGCGGTTGGAGTCTGTGTTGGAGTTTCTCTTGGGGTCTCTGTTGGAGTAGGAGTATTAGTCGAACTCTGGCTAACAGTTGGGCTAGGAGTTCTAGTTTGTGTTCTTGTTGGAGTAGGAGTAGCACTATAACTAGTTGTAGGAGTATTGCTTGGAGTAGTTGTGTTTGTAGGAGTAAAACTAGGTGTTGGGGTTGGTGTAGGAAGAGGGTCTAGTGATGATCTATTTAAAAGAGGAATTAAATTATTTATTGGATTTGAAGATATCAAAGAATTAAAAGGAATATCTAGATTTAAAATACTCGATGTTCCTATATCATATACAAACAGATTTTTATCTGAATAATTTAAATTTCCTTGTGGAAAATGTCCGCCTAATAATAGTCTATTTTGATCTATAATCATACTACTAACAATTCCGTCTGGAAGATCTGTTATTTTAGAGTAATTCTCTAAACGATACTTAGAAACAAAAACGTATCTAAAATCTCTAGAGCCAGCAACCCCCGAGTAACCACCATATGGAAGAATATACAATTCCCCAGAAGAATCTATTGCATAATATTCATTAGCATCTATCCATTTTTTAGACTTAGCAAAGTAATCCCACTTAGCTTTTATTCCAGAATCTATTCCTAAATTATTCTTAGAGTCTATACAAACTATTCTAATTGGAGTATAATTTATAGAAGTGGTCGAAGGTACTCCAGCTGAGGTTGTTTTATTTTGGTCTATAAATCTAAGTTTTGGTTTTATCTTAATATATCCATCATCATAATTCAAATTTTTACTATATATATTCGGAGACTTTAGTGTTTGTCCTGTTGATCCATTAATTCCAGACTGTTGTATATAGTCAGTTGGAGATTCAACATCTTTGTCTATCAAATTTTTATACCAAATATTTGTATATATTTTACCTTCAAGCTCATAAGTATATATTACTATTGAGCAGTCGAAAATTCTTGATCCTGACGGTAATATATTGTCTCTTGTCAAATAATTATCATGAGTAATACTAATAAATTTACCCTTATCTCCAACAATTGGAGTTGAGTCATTTTTATAAGCCGGACATCCTAGCAGAGTTGCATCAGTTGTTATCGCCCCATCCGGAGATAATGCCACAGGATAAGCTGTAGATTTAGTATCTAGAGATAAAGCAGGACTAAAAACTGGAGCACCAGTCACTATAGACGAAGAAGATAGTCCTCCCCAATGATAGAGCAATCCATTGATATCTATACCATAAACGCTATATGGCCCAATAGAAATATCAGACCAATAGTTTCCTATGGAATCATCAACAGTATCAAATCCTGTTCTTATTAGAGGATTATTACTATTGATTCCAACTGTAACTATTGTTGGTTTTAAAACTTTAGAGGAGGATACTCCCGGTATCATTCCTATGATATTTACCGAGTCGTCTAAATAAATTTCTATTTTATTTTCACCCCACGCATATAATGTTTTATCTTTTCTAATTGCGTAGTATGTATTATTGCAAACGTATATTTTATCATACTCTGAGGGATTGTCATCTGGACTAGGAATTTTGATAGGAGTATCTGTTCCGTTACCAATAGGAATATTATTTCCTAATTGACCATGGGTATTTGTTCCCCACATAAATATTTCACCGTCTTCTGTTAAAACAGCTATAGTGTTTAGTCCCAGAACAACATCTTTAATCTTTCCATTAAGAGCCAATCCTCCATAGTTAAGATCAAACTTAATTAATCCGTCTGGATATTCAATTTGTTGAGATAGGGGCACCGCATAAGTATTTGAGTATTTTTCTGTTGTGGATCCTGTAGTCTCTTCTAGGTCTGGAGATTTTAGAAACCATACATTTTTGGTATCGTCCAATAAAACAGCACAACGAGTTTCTGAATATCTCTGATTAAGTCTTGGATCTCCAGTACCACTAGACAAACCTCCAAAAGAAGATATCCCATTATGTACTTTGGTGAATTTTGTAGTATTATTTAGATCAAACCTGCTTATTAATTTACTTTTACCGTCTGTTAGATTATCATATGTTGATTTATAGTTAATCAATTGATTTTGCAACACAGATGTGGCTATATTATCGTTTACTATGTCATATCCTCTAGTTATAGTTTTACTAGCAAGATTAAGTTCTGTCAGAACATTCTGAAAATAATATTTGGATGATCCTAGCAAAGTTCTTTTTGATGCTCCAACAAAAAATACAGAATCTCCAACCTGATAATCATTAATAATATCTCCGTTTACTCCTACTGTAGATACTGCTGTAGAATTATTTGTTAATAAATAAATATTAGTAGAGCCATTATTGGAAATATCTGTCATAGAATCTGCTGAAGAATAATTTCTAACTTTACTCGGTTTTCCACTAAAGAATCCCTTGTCTACTATGCAAATATTGTCTTTTGCTATATACATAGAAACAATTTCATCATTTGCGGCCAATACAGCATCAGACTTTGGAACTAGTCCGTCTCCGGCTATATTGATTAGTGGCAACTTATCAGTACCAAGAACAGGATAAAAAGATAATCCGTCAGATACGGATATATACTTAGATACCACAGAAGACTGAGACTGTCCAATTAAACTATTGATAAAATTTCCAAAAATATAAAGTCTATTCTCATATACTCTTAATTTAAAAACACTGTTAGGAAATAGTCCTTTTGATATCGAACTAGTTATTCCTCCAGTAAATGTAACATATTTTTCCCATAGTCTTGTTGAAAAATTCCATCTTTTAAGACCAAAATCTCCTCCAACAAGAATGTTGTTTTTAAAAATAATCACATCTCTTATTCTGTTAGCAACCCACCTAGTACCGTTAACAGTTACAATTTCAGATATTCCGCTAGTATTAATATCATCTATTTGATTTCTAATATTAATAGTATGTAAATTTTGCCTATTGTTAGATATAATATAAATAAGTGTTGGATCTATAGATGGATCTATCATATTATTTCCTTAAAGATTAATGCAAAATCATATGGCAGAGTAGCTGTTGGAGTGGGTGTTGCTTCGGGAGTAGGAGGTATTAGTGTAGTTGTTGGAGTAAATGTTGGAGTTTGACTTGATGACGGAGTATTTGTTATTGTTTGACTTGGAGTAGGAGTGTTTGTTGTTGTTTGGGTTGGTGTTGGTGTTAGTGTAGGAGTATTCGATGGTGTAGGAGTAGGAGTTGGAGTTTTTGTGGGAGTAATAGATGGAGTTGGTGTTACAAATATTTCTGTAATTCCTTCTACTATGCCTCCAGACAAATTCTTGTGAGCATCTATGCTTATCCAATTACCTTTCCATATTTGAGTTGGACTAGTAAAATTATCAATATCTTCTAATCCAAGCTGATTACTAATATTGTCTCCCCAGCCATAAAGAATACCGTCTGCGTCTATACCAAAAGAATGAAATGATCCGGCCGCAATATCTATCCAATTGACAGAACTATTAATTTTTACCAGCTTAGTTGTGTAATTCTCTGAATCTTTTGGTATTCCTAACTGATTGTAGGCATTATCTCCAAAACCCCAAAGAGAATTATCTGATTTGATAACCAAGAAATGATTATCTCCTGCAATTATTTTTTTATAGTTACTAATATCATTATCTATAACAGATGGTCCATTCTCAAAAGATAGTAGTGTTTTGTCCTTTAATAAGTATAGATTACTATCGTCCACTATTGTTGCTAAAACATAATCTTTTGCTACAAATATAGTATTCCAATTTTTATTATTATACCTATATGACGTAAACTCTTGTACTCTTAAATTATTTAATACTATACCAGTATAATAAATATTATTGTCTTTTGTAATAACAAAAACGTTTTCATCAGTACAAGCAACATCTTTAAATTCTCTTATTACTTCTTTACCGGTGTCTATTACAAGTTGAGCAGGACTAGCGATATTATTTAGTTCTGAGGACAAAGTATTATTTTTATTGTCTCCCCATCTATAAAGGTGGTTAGATGCATCTAGTAGATATGTAAAGTCGTCTCCAGTTGAAATTTTATTCCATCTACTATTTATTGAGCTGATTGGAGTATTTAACTTATCTATAAATAAAGTTTCTTGTGTTTGAATTCCTAGCTGAGAATATCTATTATCTAATATTGGGAAAATAACTTTATCTTCTCTTGAAACTAATGCATAGCTGGATCCCATAAAAACTTTTTCAAACTGTAGTCCTACTCCTATATAATTTTCTTCTTGACTAATCTCTGAAGGAGTTCTGAGAATACTAATATCTTTATATTTATTTTCTCCCCAAATTCTTACCTTACCCTTTCTCTTAACAGGTTTTGTTTCGCTGGGGGTTGGGGTGTTAGTAGCTGATGGCGTTGGAGAAACAGTTACGCTACTTGTTGGTGTTGGAGTTGGTGTTGGTTCATTTGTCTCCACTGTAATATCTAAACTACTCAAGTTAACTGGATAAGAGATAAAAATATCTACAAACTCAAAATCATCTAAATTAAAGTAATATGAATTTATAGGTAACTGTAAAGTATTTTTATTATATGCCAATTGTAGTAAGTCGTTTACATACTGATCTGTTAAAGATGATTTATAGTCTGAATATTTTTTTGAATATAAAAATATTGTTCTTTTATAGTTAGAATATAATTCTTTAACATCTCTTGGATCATTATTATTTGTAAGTTTTTTATAAAGATCAAAAGAAGTTCTAACCTCTGTATCAATCAGTCCGAAATAAGACTGTTGGTTCACGCTTAAGTTTACAGTATTTAATAGACTATTAGTTGTAGCTTTGCTTGGAATCTCTATATACCCATAAGGACAGCCTATTCCAACAGAACTAGAGTTTGGTATACTAAATTCTGTATTCTCGTACTCCACAGAAATTTTACTATTTAGTTCTTCTTCATAATATGGTAGTATTTTTTGTCTTGGTCTATTTTTTTCACTACCATTAATCTGAATAAATTTATCGTAAAAAAGTATATCTTTTCTATTATTATTTTCTGGATCTACTAAAACTAATCCGTCTAAATTTTTTGTAGAATCTCCCCAGGTTCTATTTATGCCTATTCCATCGCTTACTTCATCAGTATTTAAATGCTGGGTAGGGGCAACGTTTGACCCAAATATTTTATTTCTGAATGGTTTGGCAGAAAGAAGTTTTATGGAAGAAACGTTATTTATGGTGCTCTCTAGCTGTGTACTAATTTTATTGGCACTTATGTCGTATATGCAATCTTTCAAAAAGACATTTTTAATTACTAAGTTGTTTTGTTCATAATAGCTAAACTCAATACAGGGCATATCTTCTGCTAGAATATTTGTGTTTTTGTATACTATTCTGTGTAAAGGATAGCTTATTTCAATAAAATCAAATCCTGTATATTCATTAGAAGATTCAAATATATCACCATTAAAAGTAATATTATCTACATGTTGATTATTTAATGGAACTATTATGTATTGGCGAGAATTATTTAATATTTCTTCATTATCAAATATTCCATTTATGTCATCAATATTTTCAGGAATATTTATAACACCCGGTTTTTGCTCAAATGTAATTTTTGAAGAAGCTTTGTTAGTGGCATCATTAGCATAGATACTAGATAGGTACAGAATATCCTTCTCCGACAGTCTTTTTAAGGTCGTAGAGTCGAAGTAGTAGCCAAATGTAAAACTATATGTACCTAGTGAAGCCATTTTATAATGAGGGTCCCTGTGAGTTTTCTATAAGATCTGTGCAGTTTAATCCATTTGTAGCCAGTTTTAAAGCAAATTCTGGCTTATTTATTGATACTATAAGATAAGATCCTGTTTTAAAAACATTATTAGATTTATTTATTAGATCATTATCGTTAGTATTTAAACTACTAAAAATAAGAGTAGAAGCAATATTTTCTAGTGAAATGGTAGATTTCATCAATATTTTCCTTATCAATAACAGTCTAAAATACTATTACACTTAATAAATACACTATTATACTCAATCCTGCCAGTATCAAGATCAGTAATCTTTGCTGAAACTATAACAGTAGAAACATTAGCCGCAAAACCAAGTTTAAAGTTAATTCTTTGTGGGCTATAACTTCCTGTAAAATTGATTTGCCCAGGAAATGACTTTGCAACACCAAAATCGTCTGTGATTAATTCAACTTTATATCTGTTGCCAGTAATAATGTTATTAATATTTAGATTTATTCCTTGATAGATATAAGCTGATGTTGGAGACTGTGTTGGTGTTTCAGTAGCCGTTGGTGTTGCTGTTGGTGTTTGAGTTGTTGTTTGAGTTGGTGTTTCTGTTGGTGTTGGAGTATTGGTCGGGGTTCCAGTAGTAGTTGGTGTTTGAGTAGGTGTTGCCGTTTGGGTAATTGTCTCTGTATTAGTTGGAGTAGTAGTCGGTGTAGTTGTTGGTGTTTCAGTGGCTGTTGGTGTTTGAGTTGGGGTTTCTGTAGGAGTACTTGTTGGTGTCTCTGTTTGAGTAGGGGTTTGGCTTTCTGTTGGCGTTTGACTAGGAGTAATAGAAGGTGTTTGACTAGATGTTACAGTTTGTGTCGGTGTCTCACTGCTTGTAGGAGTATTGGTTGGCGTTTTACTAGGTGTTCTAGTTGGTGTTTCTGTAGTTGTTGGTGTTTGACTAGGTGTTCTTGTTGGTGTTTGAGTAGAAGTTACTGTGGGTGTTGGAGTAACACACTGGAAAATATTGGTAACATATGCTTTACCATCTGGATTCTCTTCTATTTGTCTAACTCTGTAAGTTTCTGATGTAATATCTACTGGTCTTATGTAGGCTGTTGATAAACTTGGAACACCTAAAAAGCTAGCAAGTTCAGACATTGTATACCAATCCAAAGAATTGGAGGTCTGATACAGAACATCGTTTACCTCTAGCCATGTTCCTTGATCATAAATGATTACTAGATTAGAAGGAAAATTATGACAAATATTATAGCTATTATCAGATAAATAATAATATGATCCATTTAGTGGATCTGTAGCACTCGGGCTAACAGTCGGAGTCTGAGTTGCTGTTGGTGTGCGAGAGGCTGTTATTGATTGAGTTGGAGTATTCGTGGGCGTTAGTGTTTGTGTTCCTGTTTGTGTGTTACTAGGTGTTGAGGTAGTGGTTGGGGAGTTAGAAGGAGTTTGTGTTTGTGTTGGAGTTTGACTTTTTGTTGGTGTCTGACTTGGTGTTTGTGTTGGAGTTTCTGTCGGGGTTGCAGTTATACTAGACGTTGGGGTCGATGTAGATGTAGCTGTTTGGCTTGGTGTTCTAGTTGGGGTAATTGTCGAAGTACTTGTTTTGGTCGGAGTAGGAGTTTGTGTAGGACAGTCAATATTTATTGTAGCAATGATAACGTGTCCAGTAGCTATGTCCTCTTTTACTCCTATGGTAACAGCAGAATTTTCTCTTTTAAGATAAAGAGTAGTTAGAGTAGGAAATGAAGAGTCTAGTCCTATAAGTTCACTCCATGTCCATTTTCCAACTCCATCAATTTTATATAGATACTCTTTAGGAACTAAATTAGCTGTATTTACTTGAATTAAATGATAAGAGTTTGTATGACATAGGTTATATCTAGTGTTAGATATTCTCATTGGTGGACATACAATTTGTTCAGATTCTACAGTCGCAAATCCACCAGTTCCAGAAATAACACTATATACAATACCACTACCAGATTCTAATAAATATATTCGTGGTGTTGTACTAGGTATGCCCAAACTAACTATGAATTCACTATAATACCATTTTGTAGAACCTATGTTATTTTTGTATACATTAGAAGAAACCTGTAATCTATTATCTGAGTCATATACACTAATTGCTTTTACTGAATCTGCATATCTGTTATAACATAGTGTTTCTAAATCAGTAGAAATATAGTATAAAAATCTAGACAAAGGAGCAGTATTACTTGGAGTATTAGTCGTTGTTTGACTTGGTGTCGCGCTGTTAGTCGGAGTTGTGGTAGGGGTTGCTGAATTTGATGGTGTTGTTGTTGGAGTTGGTGTTTGTGTCGGACAAATTCCTACTGTTTGTACCACTATGGCATTACCAGTATTTATGTCCTGCTTTATTTGAAGAATATCGTAAGAATCTCCTGTTCTCAGATACAAACTAACAGATCCTACAAATGTCCTGTCAAGAGCTATTATCTCTGACCATCTCCAAGGAGTAATATTATTATTTTTGTACAAATATTCGTTTACTCTTAAATTTGCTACTCCTATATCAATAAGTTTATTTGTTGTATTAAAACATACATCGTATTGTTTATCTGATATTGAATATAGCATATTTATTCCATTTAATTATTAACAACTTATGTCCTGTTCATCTATTATAGCATATCCGTCTGTGTCTTCTATTAAAGTAGAGATACTAGAAGATGTAATACCTACCATATATATTGTAGTAGCAGAGGTTCCCAGTCTAGTGTTAAGATCATCAAAGAGCCATCTTGCAGAAGCGTCTTTATCTTTATACAAAAATGACGTGGTTTGTAGACTACTATCTATATCATAAACACTTATCATTTTAACATTTCCTCCTTCTTTATTATTACATAAATCTTCTTCACTATCAGAAATATAATAATAGAAAAGTCTTAATGGAGGTGTTATGCTAGGAGTTGGTGTTTGGCTCGATGTTGTTGTGGGAGTCTGGCTAGGAGTAGAGGTTGGAGTATTTGTTGGTGTCTCTGTTGGTGTCGCAGTTATACTGCTAGTGGGTGTCGCAGTCATGGTTGGTGTTTTACTAGCAGTAACAGACGACGTAGGAGTAATAGTATTAGTTGGAGTTTCTGTTGGAGTAACAGTGCTAGTTGGAGTCTCGCTGCTTGTAGGAGATGGTGTTCTAGAAGAAGTAACTGACGAAGTAGGAGTCTTAGTAGGTGTTGGTGTTTCAGTACTAGTCTTTGATGGAGTTACTGTATTTGTTGGTGTTCGACTTGGGGTTAAGCTGTTGGTTGGAGTTGGTGTTGGAGGAGTATCTCCCAAAGCAAATACACTACTATCATATACGGCTATATCCTGCCATACTCCAGGAATTAGTACAGGGGTTCTAGAAGATACTATTGTTGCATCGACCGTTCCTAATGAATTTTCAGTATTTCTTCCCCATGCCCATAAGGTTAAATCATATTTTTTAGCAATAGAATAAAATGTTCCAGCGTAAATATTTATCCATCCGTCTTCGGCAGAATTGATTTTTGTTGGAGCTAAACGAGAGGTTAATGTTCCGTCACCAAGTTCTCCGTCAGTATTTCTGCCCCAAGCATAAGCAAAACCCCCTGTGTCAATTCCTAAAGTATGATATTGTCCACTACTAATATCAATCCATGTTTTATTACCAATTTTTGATAGAAATAATGATTCTCTTTGGCTATTATTTCCAAGTTGACCAAAAGAATTGGAACCCATTCCAAACAAATAATTATCATTATCTATAGCAAATAAAGTTCCTCTGCTGTTAGCAGATATCTTTTTATACTCTGTGTAGTTAAACTTTAAGAAGGTGTCAGATCCTTCTAGGTTGATCAATAAATTAGTTGGTCCGTTATACAAAACAGCAAAATAATTTTCAGATATACTAACTATAGAATATACTTCTTCCTCTATTATGGGTTTCTTTGATCTGGTTCTAGAAACAAGATCATAAGAATAAAGGTTTCTAGTATTAGCATCAATAAAATATATAGATGTTGAGCTTTTAAAGGTAAAATCAAGAATATCTCTTGTTATATATGATAATGACTCTAAATTACTTGTTTTTAAAATATTACTATTAGCATTCTCTAGTTCTCTCCATTCCCAGAGAGTGTTGTTAGTTTTTATTCCATACCAAGAATTAGAGGCCGCTAATGCTGCGGACTTGGTTGTGAAGTATGGATTTGTGATAATCTTTTTCCAATTTGGAATATTAAATAATGTTGGTACGCTACGACTTAAATCGTCTCCCAATCCTAATTGACCATTATTATTATAACCCCAACTCATTAATTTTTTATCTCTTCTGATACCGAGAAAATGTTTAATGTTTAATGAATCATCAACAAGGATGGTTGGTGTTTGAGTGGGTGTTGGGGTTTGTGTTCCTGTTTTAGTAGGGGTTTGAGTAGGAGTTCCTGTTTTGGTAGGAGTTGGCGTTCTGGTGAAGTTAGGAACACCACAAACAACAATATCATCTAACAATACTGTTTCAGTACCACTATTAACAAAGGATATTCTGGAACTACTAGAAGGAGCAGTAAAGAATAATTTTCCGTACTTCCAATGTTTTACAACAGATTCGTCAGAGGTTTTATTTTGATGCAATGGGACGAAGTCTTCTTTGTATCTGCAAATACCCTTGGTTACTCTAAAATCATCTAGATATCCCTTGAAAGCCGTTAGATTAAGATATCCTCCTACATATATATCTCCACTTCCAGGAGGAATAACCCCTGGAAGATATGCTTGTCCTGATAAATATCCATCAACATATATTTTTACTAATCCACTATTCTTAGTAAGGGCTATGTGTGTCCATTTTCTTAATTTTATAGTATTGGTAGGACATATGGAGACATTTCGTGTTCCTCCATAATAAAATATTATACTTCCATTTCCTATAATATTCTGACTGATTCCAAATAATTGACCAAATAATGTAGAGTTTGTTCCGTAAGAATCAATTTTAATCCATGTTTCTATAGTAAAATCTTCAGAACCAAAATTAAACTGTTCAGCATATGGAATACTTAGATATTGATTATTGCTTCCGTCAAAATATAAGGATTGTGTGCCTGTGATATATTGATCACTGTTTAATTGAACATTAGATGAATTAGTTATAATATTTTTATAATTACTAGTGTCAACTATGGATGTTCCATTACCTCTTAATAACAATGAAACATTATTAATATATGGGTCGTTATCATATGAAAATACGTCTCCCACTGGGGAGCTAAAATCAAAAGAACTTACGGTCAAACCTTGAATTGGTGTTATAGCATAATCAGTAGTAGATATATTTCCTCCAAATCCGACAGAGAAACTTTGCTTTGCTGGTGCTGGAGAACCATTAGCACTATACTTAAAGCTTATTTGATATACTTGTCCAGCAATAGTATTAAATCCTTGAGATATTGAACCAGAAGAATCTAATTGTGCTACTGATTTAGAAATACTAGAAGACAATTTTGGAACATCGTCAAATAATGGGAAGATTGACGACCCAGTTGTGCTAAAATCCCAA